GCTTACGGACTGTCTTATGAAAAGAAAGCACAGGCCAGTCTTTCCCCTACCAATGCTGAACTGAAGAATGGAACCAATTGGATGCTGGTAAATGACAAGACAGACGGGGCTGCGAAATATATTGATTCCAAGGCTATTACGATTGCCCGTATCATCAGTCAGGTAGCAGCATCTTAAGGAGGACGCATGGAACTTGGGAAGTTAAAAGCTCTGCTGGGAATTCCGGAAGATGATACTTCCCAGGATGTTCCCCTGCAGTTTGTCATGGATGATGTCCAGGAATCCATAATAAATTATTGCAATGTAGATGAACTGCCATCCGACCTGATTAACACAGCATACCGGATGGCACTTGATTTATACCGGTATGACAGACCTGGGGAAGCAGATGGACCAGTAAAAGTATCCTCCATCACAGAGGGAAATACATCAACCAGCTTTTCCAGTGCGGCTGATGCCCTTCAGGGTGGCGTATTGGCAGACTATAAGGGACAGCTTAACCGGTACCGGAAGCTGAGGTGGTAATATGATTATAAATGCTATTCGGCAGGCGCAGGCTATGCACAGAACTGTGATAGAGCAGACTTATACAAGTACATGCACGGTGACTGAACAGCAGAAGGTCAAGAAGCCAAACGGCAGCACTGGGTTTGAGGAAGTGAAAGTGCTGGAAGAACAGCCATGCCTTATGATATATAAGACGGTATCCGCCGCTTCCGTTCCAGAACCGGCTGCATCCATTAATCAGGGAACAGTTTTGCTGATTGCTCCAGAAGTACATGTCAAGCCAGGTTCAAAGATTACAGTAAGCCAGAACGGAGTAACTGCGGATTATACGCGGAGCGGTATTCCGGCGGTGTTTGCTACCCACCAGGAAATCAATCTGGAATCCTTCATAGGGTACGCATAATGGGGCGGAACGGTGGCTTTGACTATAGGCAAGTCAAGAAACTGCGAGACAACTTGTCTAAAATTGAAAAAGAAGAATCAGCTTTTGTGGAATCCTGTGTAAAGGAACTGGCGGCTCGGCTGCTGGCCCTGGCTATCAGAAGGACACCGAAGGATACCGGTGCTTTAAAACGGGGATGGACTACACAGCAATCCGGCAGCGGATCTGAAGGGTTGAAAACCGGGAGCGCGAAACAGTATGCCGATACTATGAAAGTATACCATTATGGTGACACTTATGTGATAGAAGTTATCAATCCTATTGAATACGCCAGCTACGTGGAATACGGGCACCGCACCAGAGACCACCAGGGATGGGTTCCCGGTAAATTTATGATGACTATATCTGAGAAGGAAATTCAGGCAGCGGCGCCGAGGATTCTTGAAAAGAAACTAAAGAAGTGGCTGGAGGGATGTATGAATGGTAAATAAAATAGTGGACGGCATTGTCCGGGCAATATCCTCTGTGTATGGCGAAGGCTATGAAATATATACAGAAAATGTGGAGCAGGGCTTGACTGAACCTTGCTTTTTGATTGAGTGTATCAATCCATCTTTTGAGCAGTTTCTGGGACGCCGGTATCATGAAGAGATACCCTTTTGTATCCATTACTTCCCGAAGGGGCCGGAAAAAGCCGCTGAATGCAATGCTGTATTCTCTGCTTTAACGGAATGCCTGGAATACATTTCTGTGGATGGAAACATGGTACGTGGTACCGGTATGCATGCGGAAAGGGATGGGAATGTGATGCACTTTATGGCGGAATACGATATGTTTTTATTCCGTCCAAACACTGAGGAAAAGATGGACGGATACAAACTGGAAATGGAGGTAAATGGTGAAAAAGACCTTAATTGAGGCTGCATATACAAAGGAGCAACTTTTGGCATCGAAGAAATATGCTGCCAGGCGCGACCTTCTGGGCGTACTGTTGGAAGACGGAAAAACCTATACGGAAGCCCAGGTGACAAGGAAGATGAATGAATTTATGAAAGGAAAGGTGAATTGATATGGCATTAGGAGGAGGCACATACCTTGTGCAGAATAAAGTCCTGCCTGGATGTTACATAAACTTTGTATCGGCCGCCAGGGCGGCAGCTGCATTGTCAGACCGTGGATATGCTGCCATGCCGCTGGAACTTAACTGGGGGCCTGCAGGCGCTGTGTTCACGGTGACGAATGAAGAATTCCAGAAAGATTCCCGGAAGATTTTCGGGTATGATTATACCAATGACGCTTTGAGGGGCTTAAGGGACTTGTTTTTGAATGCCCAGACACTATATGCCTACCGGCTTAATGGGGGCGGGGAAAGGGCCACAAACACGTTTGCCACAGCAAAATATCCGGGGACGCGGGGGAATGCCATAAATGTGATCATCCAGGCCAACGTAGACGATAGCACCAAGTTTGATGTGTCATTGTATCTGGATAATTCCCGCCTTGAGACACAGACGGTCACGACGGCAGCGGAACTGGTGGATAATGATTTTGTTATCTGGAAAAAGGATGCAACGCTGGCGGCAACGGCGGGGGAAGCGCTGCAGGGAGGTACAAACAGTACTGTTGATGGAGCTGCGCACCAGGAATTTCTGGATAAAATAGAGGGGTATCCATTTAACATTCTGGGTGCGGTAACAGATGATGATAAGATAAAGTCCCTGTATATCAACTTTACGAAGAGGATGCGGGATGAAGTCGGGGCAAAGTTCCAGCTTGTTCTGCAAGGGAAGGCTGCAGACTACGAAGGCGTGATCAACGTGAAGAATGAAGTGGCAGACGAAGGGGCACCGAAGTCATCCCTTGTGTATTGGGTGACGGGGGCAGAGGCGGCATGTGCTGTGAACCGGTCAGTACTCAACCGGGTATATGATGGCGAGTATGAGCCGGCTGTAGACTTTACCCAGGCACAACTGGAAGCGTCCATAAGGGCAGGAGAGTTTACCTTCCATAAAGTGGGGCAGGCTGTCCGGGTTCTGAATGATACTAATTCCCTGGTGACACTGACGGATACCAAGGGGGAGATATTCCAGGACAATCAGACGATCCGAGTTATCGATCAGATAGCCAATGATATCGCAATATTATTCAACGAAAAATATCTTGGAGCTATACCAAACGATGCGAGTGGTCGTATCAGTCTGTGGGCTGATATTGTAAAACACCATGAGGACCTTGCTAAAATACGTGCCATAGAAAATTTCTCGGAAAATGATATTACAGTAGAGCAAGGGGACAGTAAAAAATCGGTTCTGGTTGGCAACGTTATTACAGTCACCAACACAATGACACAGCTCTATATGGCCGTAAAAGTGGCATAAGGAGGTAAAATATGCTGAATAATATAAAAATGAATGCTTCCGATTCCCTTTCTGCAAAGATGGCGGAATGCTATGTGACTATAGGGAATAACCGGTATAATTTCATGCAGGCAATCAACCTGGAAGCAAGCTTCGAAAAGACTAAAACGGAAATCCCTATTTTGGGCAAGACCGGGAGCGGCAATAAAAGTACCGGATGGAAGGGAAGCGGTTCCGCTACCTTCCACTATAATACCAGCATCTTCCGGGAACTGATGCAGCAGTATAAAGATACCGGCGAAGATACCTACTTTGAAATCCAGGTGACAAATGAGGATCCGACATCCAAAGCAGGGCGGCAGACCGTGGTGTTTATGGGATGTAATATCGACGGCGGCACCTTGGCGAAATTTGATGCCGATGGAGAATACCTGGATGAGGACATGGACTTCACATTCGAAGATTTCAAAATGCCAGAGCGGTTCTCTCTTCTGAACGGTATGCTGTAAATAATTATGGAATTCCACCTCTTGAAATGGTACAATAAGAAAAAAGTAAAGGGGTGGAATTTATGGGATTATTTTGTAAAAAGAAGAAGGAAGATGCAAGATTGATTTTTTATGAAGGAGAGCTGCCAGGATTTATTGCTGATGCTGTCTGTCTATTATTTTTGGACGATAATATGCTAACAATAAACAGGTATGGCACTGATACTGCTGCAAAGCTTTCGATAGATAGAATTATGGATATAGAGATGCTGGGCGAACCTCAATTTCTACAGAAATATAAAGGTTCCACAATGGTAATAAATAAGAAAGATATACCAAGAGAGTTCTATGTATTACACTATATAAACAAGGAAGGAGACAAAAAATATATTGTATTTTGGGGAGCAAATGCGTATTTCAAGATGAAAGCGCTGAAAGAAAAATTACCGATACATGTTGAAGTTCCAACTGAATATGAACTGTAAATATTAGTTGAAGCACCCGGTGAAGTCCAGGTGCTTTTATTATGTAAAAAGGAGAAGAAGGATGTCAGATTTAACGAGATTTTTAAAGAAAAATAAGCAGGAGAGGAAGAATACGACTTATGCTCCAACAAAGTATTTAACGGATGAAAAAGGAAAGGCATTACTGTGGACAATTCGTCCCATAACAACCTCTGAAAATGATGCTTTGCGTGATGAAAGTACCATTGAAGTACAGGTAACAGGTAAACCTGGGATGTATAGACCTAAACTTAAAACCTCAAAATATATTGCCAAACTTTTGGCGGCATCCGTAGTAGAACCTAATCTAAATGATAAAGAATTACAGGATTCTTATGGGGTAATGACGCCTGAAGAATTGGTCAAGGAAATGGTAGATGACCCCGGTGAATATGCTGATTTTTCTTCCTTTGTCCAACAATTCAATGGTTTTTCAAGTATGGAAGAAAAGGTGGAAGACGCAAAAAACTGATCAATGTAGACAGTGATGCTTCCTACGCATATTATTGTCTACATAAATTACACATAATGCCTTCTCAATATGCGGAAATGGACGAATACGAGAAGGCTTTTGTTATTGCTGCGATTCAGAAAAAAGCTGAGAAAGATAAAAAAGAAACAGATAAAATAAAGCGTTCCGGCAAGAAGAAAGGAAGGTAGACTTATGGCAGGAATATCGACGACAATTAATATCGCAGATAGGATGTCAGGGCCTATCTTTTCTATTATTAGTGCTATGGATATGATGATAGACACGATGGCAAGTGTTGATACCGCCACCTCCCAAGGATTTGATACAGAACGGATAGACAGTACCCGTAGAGCTGTAGATTTGGCAAATGCAGAAATGCATGAGATGTATAGTGCGATTAATCAGAATGAACAAGCACAACAACAATTCAATCATAGTGTTCAACAAGGAACATCAGCCGTTGATTCAATGACTGATAAAATAACCGGAATTGTATCAGCATACATGGGAGTCCAGGCAGCGGGGAAACTGGTTGGATTGTCCGATGAATTTACCCAAACAGCAGCCCGTTTAAGTTTTATGGTAGAGACAGAAGCGGAACTTGTGGACTTGCAGAATAAGATTTTTGCATCTGCACAAAATTCAAGAGCTGTTTATACAGATACTGCGGATGTTGTAGCTAAGTTGGCATTAAGGGCAGGTAGTGTCTGGAACTCAAACGAAGAAACCATTGCTTTTGCTGAAACTTTAAACAAATCTTTTGTTATAGCAGGAGCATCACAGGAAGAAATGAACTCAGCGTCCTTACAGCTCACCCAAGCGCTTGGCTCTGGTGTGTTGCGTGGAGAAGAATTGAATGCGGTGTTTGAAGCGGTACCAAATATAATACAGACCATTGCGGATTATCTGGATGTAGACATAGGAGCAATTCGTGATATGGCATCTGAAGGAAAGATAACGGCGTCTGTTGTGAAAAATGCTATGCTTTCAGCTGCAGGTGATATAAACGCGCAGTTTGAAAGTATGCCAATGACATGGCAACAGGTATGGGCAGGGGCTATGAATCAGTTATTGTATGTTTCGCAGCCGGTACTTCAGATGATAAATTTAATGGCTCAAAATTGGAGTACGATAGAACCATTTGTTTTAGGAGCAGCTACGGCAGTTGGTTTTTACGTAGCAGTGATGGGGGTGTTTAATGCTGTTCAAGCTATTTCTAATGGTTTGAAAGCGATTTCTGCAGCCCATTCAGCTTTATGCGCAGGAAATACTATTTTAGAGGCGGCGGCATTGAAAACAGTAACTGGAGCGCAAGTTGGCTTTAATGCTGCCTTGCTTGCATGTCCCTTAGTATGGATTCCCCTTGTTATTATTGCGGTAATCGCGTTATTTTACGGACTAATAGCTGTTATAAATAAAGTGACCGGATCCTCTATATCCGCAACAGGAGTCATTGCCGGGGGAATAAATGTTGTGCTGCAGGCATTTAAAAATTTAGGCCTTCAAATTGCAAATATAGCTCTGGGTATTTGGAATGCAATGGGGGCAACTGCTGAGAATATTCAGATTGCTTTTCATAATGGAATAGCGAATATTCAAACATTTTTTTACAATCTGTTATCTACGGTTATGTCGGTAATAGCAAAAATTGCGGAGGCCTTATCTAAACTTCCCTTTATAGATTTTGATGCATCTGGTTTGATAGCGGCGGCAGATAGTTATGCCGCAAAAGCTGCTGAAGCACAAGCTGGAAAGCAGGAATACACCAGTATTTCAGACGCTTTTTCCGAGGGCTACAATACCTTTGATGCATTTTCAGATGGCTGGATTCTTGACGCTTACAATTCCGGGTATGATTTTGGTGAAGGAATTGGCGATAAAATAGGCGGTTTTTTTGGAAAAGGTATGGAAGGCATGGGTATAGATACTGGCGCGTTCGGAGCAGATTTGACAGGCGTTCCTGATGGTGTGGATGAAATAGCCAAAAACACAAAGGATACCGTGGATATTTCCGACGAACAGTTGAAGTACCTCCATGACCTTGCTGAACGTGATGTAATAAACCGTTTTACAACCGCAAAAATCCAGGTGGATATGGTAAATCATAATAATGTAAGTTCCAACATGGACCTGGACGGTATCGTAGATTATCTGGTAACTGAGGTTGATACAGCTATGGAGCAGGCGGCGGAAGGGGAGCATAAGTAATGGCATATGTGTTTTATCTGGGGAGCGTAATGCTCCCCATAACACCTGGGAGCCTCCAGGTGAAGATAAACGGGAATAACAAAACCATGACTCTGATAAATGAGGGTGAAGTAAATTTACTGAAACAGCCGGGCTTGACGGAAGTGGCATTTGATGCCTTGCTGCCGAACGTGAGCTATCCTTTTTCCAATGGTGGGGCGCAGACAGCGGGATATTATCTCAGCGTCCTTGAGCAGCTTAAGGCCAGTCAGAAAGGATTTCAGTTCATTGTTTCCCGTTCCCTTCCTTCTGGGAAAGGGCTTTTTTCTACCAACATCAAAGTATCCTTGGAAAATTACACAATCAAGGAGGACGCCAAAAACGAGGGGCCGGATGTAAAAGTATCTATAAAGCTTAAACAGTACAAAGACTATGGGACAAAGACTTGCGTCATTGCTAAGAATGGCACGGCAGTATTAGCGGAGAGCCGGGAAGCGGACAACGCGCCTCAGGTAGGCAGCACATATACGGTAAAAAAAGGGGACTGCCTCTGGAAGATTGCAAAACAATATTATGACAATGGCTCAGACTATTCGAAAATTTATGAGTTAAATAAAGATAAGATAAACAATCCCAACCTGATATATCCCGGCCAAGTGCTTACCATGCCGTAGGAGGTGATACGGTGACAATAGAACTGATAATTGAGCATGAGGGCACTCTGTACTATCCCGCGGTACTGGATGGTCTGACATGGCAGACAGACCGGTATGGCAGCCCAGGGGAACTGAACTGTACCGTTTTCAATGATAGTGTGCTTCAGTTCCAGAATGGGGACAATATCCAACTATGGGTAGACGGTACGCCGCTGTTTTATGGATTTATCTTTCAGTACAAACCGAAAAAAGACAGCACTGCTGATATTAAAGCCTACGATCAGCTGAGGTATTTCAAAAATAAGGAAACTTATGTTTATGCACACAAGACGGCGGGGGAACTCCTGCATATGATATGTGCGGACTTCAATTTGGAACCTGGGAACATAGAGGATACCGGGTACAAGATTGAGTCCAGGATTGAGGACGGGGAAACCCTATTCGATATCATGCAGAATGCCCTTGATCTGACGCTGACCAATGCAAAGCAGATGTATGTCCTGTATGACGATTTCGGGAAGCTGGCCCTGCGGAACATAGCAGGAATGGCGTATAACCTTCTTATTGACGATACCAGCGCGGAAGATTACAGCTATACCTGCAGCATTGATTCCAACACCTATAACCAGGTTAAACTGGTATATGATAATGATAAAACCGGGAAGCGTGAGGCGTATATTACAAAGCACACAGAGAATATAAACAAGTGGGGTGTCCTGCAGTATTATGACACTCTGAAAGAAGGCGAGAATGGGGCAGCGAAGGCAGAAGCTTTGCTGTCCCTTTACAATAAGGAGACACGGAACCTGTCGATATCTAATGCCTTCGGGGATGTGAATATCCGCGCCGGATGTATGCTGGTAACAAGCCTGCAGCTGGCAGATACGAAGGTGGATAATCTGATGCTGGTGGAAAAGTGCAAGCATACCTTTAACGAGAGTGAGCACTGGATGGATTTGACGTTGAGAGGAGGAGGTTTTGATGCGTGACTCTAAGGATTTGATAAAGAGTATAAAAAAAGCGGCGGCTGAGGCTGTGGAGGCCAGTAAGCCTGTCGCTTTATGTTTTGGTAAAGTTACCGGCGCTGCTCCGCTGGCAATATTGGTGGACCAGAAACTACCTATTACTGCAAAGCAGATTGTAATGACCCGGAATGTAACAGATTTTGAAACAGATACCTCTTCCCGTGAGTGGGCAGGAGAAAAAACAGGAGTTATCATCCACAATCAGTTGGCGGTTGGGGATGAGGTAATCCTTCTGCGTGTTCAGGGCGGTCAAAAATTTGTTGTACTGGATAAAATAGGATGATACCCAAAAGTAGTATCATCCTCCGGGATGACAATTTTGTAATCCGACAACAGCCAACAAAGACTTATCAAATGGATTTTGAGAATGATCGGGTAATTGGGAATGTGGAAGGCCTGGAAGCCATGAAGCAGGCAATCTTTAAAATCCTGAATACAGAGAGATACCAATATTTGGTATACAGCTGGAACTATGGGAGCGAATTCCAGGACCTTTTTGGGATGCCTGTCACCTATGTATGCCCGGAATTGGAACGGCGTATTACAGAAGCGTTGACGTGGGATAAGCGAATTAAGGAAGTCTCGGACTTCTCTTTTGATACCACATCACAGCGCGGGACAGTAATAGCTTCTTTCACAGTCCACACTATTTATGGGGATGTCGTAACAGAAAAGGCGGTGAACATTTAATGTATGAAAACATAACCGAAGAAGTTATCCTTCAACGGATGATGAATGAGGTTCCTGACAGTATGGATAAGCGGGAAGGATCTATTATCCATGACGCACTGGCTCCAACTGCCATAGAACACCAGCTGCTTTACATAGACCTTGACACCTTCCTTCGGGAAGTCTTTACGGATAAGGCATCCAGAGAATATTTGGTGAAACGCGCAGAGGAAAGAAACATCATTCCGCACCCTGCCACGGCAGCGGTCTGGAAAGCATCGTTTATGCCGAAAACTCTGGAAGTGGGAAACGGTACCAGGTTTAACTGCGACAGCATGAACCTTGCAGTAACAGGAAAATTTGATGATGGAGTTTATGAGCTTACCTGTGAGACAGCAGGAAGCATTGGCAATGGCTGCCAGGGCAAACTGATACCCATTAATTATGTGGCAGGGCTGGAAACTGCGGAGCTGACAGAACTGATTACGCCGGGTAATGATGAAGAAGAAACGGAAGCTTTCCGGGAGCGATACCTTACCATACTCAGGAAACCATCCACCAGCGGCAACATCTACGATTATTACAATTGGGCTATGGCCTGTAAAGGGGTAGGGGCTGCCAAAATATTTCCCCTGGCTTATGGCCCCGGAACCGTAAAGGTAGTAGTAGCTGATGAGGATAAGACGGCGGCCACTCCGGCCTTGCTTAAAACGGTTAGAGATTATATTGAAGAAATGCGGCCCATCGGCGCCACGGTTACAGTGGCATCGGCAGAAGAGCTGCCGGTTAATGTTATGGGGCGGATAAAGCTTAAAAACGGGATTAACCTTGGCACTGCTCAGACTTCCTTCCGGATGGCTTTCGATGCTTTCCTAAAAGATAATGCTTTCGACATCTCATATGTGGGTTACGCCCGTGTCGGAAACATTCTCCTGGAGACTGCCGGCGTGGAAGACTATGCAGACCTTACCATAAACGGCTATGACCATAATATAGAGCTGACGGATGAGCAGATAGCGGTCATTGGGACCGTAACACTGGAGGTGATGGGATGATGGATTTGTCCGTATTTCATGACAAATTAAATAAGGTGGACGGAAAAGTATATGTCATAGAAGAAGAAATCCAGATGCCGGCCGGCGGAGTATATGAGGCAGAACTGCGGCATGACAACATTGTAGACAACACCCTTGCGGTATATACTGGCCCCACTTTGACAGGTGAGCAGATACAGACCTATGCCCTTTCTACTCCCAGCCTTATGCCCTGGAAAAGGATTATCCGGATCCAGACAGACAAGCCGACAGTGTACATAAGCTATGAGACAGATGGGGATACCGTGGAGGCACAGGATATAAACATCGTACAGGAAGCAATACTGGTTACGCAGGGCGGCGTTAATGCGGAGGAAGCCAGGGCTTCTTCGGCAGAAGTGGAGCTGGCGCGTGGCCTGCAGGCGGAATCTGACCGAGCCGTGGGAGAAGAGCAGCGTCTGGACGGTCGGATCGACACCGAAGCCGGCAGGGCGCAGGATGCTGAAAATGTCTTATTCGTCCGGCTGGATGCGGAAGCAGAACGGGCCGCCAGTGCAGAAAAAACCCTGGCCGATAACCTGTCCGGGGAAATAAGCAGGGCGAAGGCCGCCGAAAAGGTAAATGCGGACAATATTACCGTCGAAAAAAACAGGGCGGTCGCTGCAGAAAAAGCCTTGACTGACAATCTGACCACAGAGGTTTCCCGGGCAGTAGCCAGGGAAGAGGAACTGCAGGGAAGCATAGACGCTCACATTACAGCGGTAACCGGCGAAGTGCAGGCGTTGAAAGCAGCTGATACAGCCCTGGATGAAAAGAAGGCCAATACATCGGACGTTAATCGTGAACTGGCCGTTCGTTATACAAAATCTCAGGTATTTACAAAAGAGGAAGTTTTACAGAAGATAGAGGATTTAATTGGTACGGCGCCGGATACCCTGGATACATTTAAAGAAATTGCGGATGCACTGGGGAACGATCCTAATTTTGCTACAACAATAATGAATCTGTTGGCAGGAAAGGTTGATAAAGAGACCGGGAAGCAGTTGACCAGCAATGATTATTCTGACAGTGAAAAGGCAATTGTTGCGGATGCAAATGCAAAAAAGCATTCCCACAGCAATAAATCCGTGCTGGACAAATTGACACAGGCTCTTCTGGACACATGGAATACAGTATCAAACAAAGTTGATAAAATATCCGGAAAAGGATTATCCGCAAATGACTATACAACGGCAGAAAAAAACAAGCTTTCAGGAATTGCAGAGGGGGCAAATAAGTATGTGCATCCTATGACACCCGGATATAAACATATCCCTTCTGGCGGGAGCAGCGGCCAGGTGCTGAAATGGAATGCAGACGGAACGGCAGCATGGGGTGAACCAGAATCCGGCTATACCCATCCGAATAGCGGGGTAACGGCAGGCACCTACAAAAGCGTTACCGTGAATGCGCAGGGCCATGTTACCGGAGGCACTAATCCTACAACGCTGGCCGGGTATGGGATAACAGACGCTGCAGCAAAAAATCATAACCATGATGGCACTTATCTTAAAAAGGGCGCCATAACTTGGAATGACCTGAAAGGGATTTGATTATGTATGGAAAAAATCAATATGGTCTGACACAGTACGCTAGGGACTCCACTCCCGACAGCGGACAGGCAGATTATTATATCGACCTTAAGCAGTATGTGCCGCCTTTCGTGTCGGAAAAAGCCGAGATGGACGTCATATACACAGCTCAAGGGTATGAGATAGGGCTTGCCCGGCATAACCTGGAGGACTTGGTGGAGCAGTGCTTTGTCAGTTCCGCAACCTGGGGCTTGCTCAGGTGGGAAGAGGTTTTCGGCGTAGCAACGAACATGTCCTTGAGTTATGAGCAACGCCGGGAAATTATTATGGCTAAAATCAGGGGCCAGGGAACTACTACGGCAGAAATGATTAAGGGTGTCGCAGAAGCCTTTTCTGGTGGCGAAGTGGAAGTTATTGAGGATAATTCCAATTACCACTTTATCGTCCGGTTTATAGGCATTTACGGCATCCCCCGCAATATGCAGGCGTTCATATCTATGCTGGAAGATATTAAACCGGCTCACCTGTGGTATACGTTCTCTTACAAATATATAATTTGGGATGATTTGAAGCCGAAAACTTGGAATGATCTGCGGCCGTATACATGGGATGGCTTGAGGATAGATGAGATAACCCCGTATGTATCATGGAATGGTCTGAAGGAAGAGGGATATACCTGGAACAGCTTGGCAGCATATAGCTGGAATAAAGTTAAAGAAATAGAGGAGGCAAAGAGAATATGCAATTAACACCTAATTACCGGCTTCGGAAACCGGACGGAACCACCCCTGTTGATGTACAGGACTTAAACGATAATATGGATGTGCTGGATGCAGAGGTTGTCAAAAAGCTGGATAAGACAGGGGATGCCAGCAATGTTGTAAATAAATTTTCTCAGGCAGGAACCCGGGCAAATTTAACATCGGGCGAAAAACTCTCCCTCTCCTTGGGAAAACTGATGAAGTGGTTTGCTGATTTAAAGACAGTAGCATTTTCTGGAAAGTATTCCGACCTGACAGAAAGGCCTACAATACCCGCTGGCGGGATTGCCGATGCATCGAAGA